GGCTGTCCTAGCACCCTAAATTATCAGATATTCAAACAGAGTTTGGTGGAACTGATCCAATAGAACTTTCAGAATACTACTCTGGTGGACCTTTAGTTCCTAGTGGAGCACCCGCTCCTAATGGACCTATTCCTGGTTCAGGTCAGATATCAATAGGTCAATTTAGGGGCTCTGAAAATATAACTTTCATGTCTGCTACAGGTGGTACAATAACAGAATCAGGTGATTTCAAAATTCATCAATTTACAGGACCCGGAACTTTTACAGTTAATGCAGTTGCTAATGTTCCTGCAAACCAAGAGATCTCTTACTTAGTAATAGCTGGAGGTGCTGGAGGTGGATTAGCAGGTGGTAATAATAACTGGGAAAATGGTGGAGGCGGAGGAGCCGGAGGTTTTAGAGAAAGTATATCAGGTGAAGATAGTTATTTAGCTTCACCAAAAGAAGGTTCTTCAAGTGTAAGTATAACTTCTACTGGAGGAGTTCCAGTATCAGTTGGTGGAGGTGGATCACCATCACCAGGATCAAATTCTGTTGCTGGCGGAACCGGTGGCACAAGTAGTTTTTCAGGAGGAGTAACATCTGCCGGCGGTGGCGGCGGCGGTGGCGGCAATGATAGACCAGGTAAATCTGGAGGTTCTGGCGGAGGTGGAGCTGGAGCAGGTTACGCAGGTGGATCTGGAAATAGTCCATCTGTAAGTCCATCACAAGGAAACTCAGGAGGTAACGGTGCACCAGGAAGTGGAGCTGGCAAAGGTGGCGGTGGCGGTGGCGGAGCCGCAAATTCAGGAAACGGTGGAAGCGGAGACACCGCAGGAACCGGAGGCAATGGTTCTCCCACAGCAATTTCAGGATCAAGTACAACTTATGCCGGAGGCGGTGGAGGTGCCGGAGGTTCTGGATCAAGACCAGGTGGTAGTGGCGGCGGTGGAGCCGGAGTATTTGGAACAGGAACTGCAGGAACTGCAGGATTAGGTGGCGGCGGTGGCGGCGGCAAAATTAACAACAGTGGAGCCGGTGGTTCTGGAAGAGTAATAATAAGGTATAAATTTCAATAATGGCACACTTTGCAAAAATATCAGAAGACAACTTAATTTTAGATGTACTTACTTTTAATAATTCGGACATGTTAAATGCAGAAGGTATTGAAACAGAATCAGTAGGTCAACAGTATTTAGAAACACATAATAATTGGCCTGCACATTTATGGATACAGACTTCATACAATACTATGAATGGTATACATAAATTAGGAGATACACCTTTTAGAAAAAATTACGCTACAATAGGTGGCACATGGGATCCAACAAATCAAATGTTTTTTGCACCTAAACCTTTTCCATCTTGGGTAAAAGATTTAGAAATAGGTGACTGGGTATCACCGATTGGAAATGCTCCTGCATTGACAAGTGAACAAGAATCACAAAACACAGCGGATACACACGCTTGGCAATACGTTTGGAATGAACCTAGCGGTTCTTGGAATTTGACAAATTTAAAAGATTAGTAAACTAAATATTATATTATTTTATTATGAAAAAGATATTATTATCAGAGAAAGCGATATTTCATGGAAAAGTTTCAATGCCAAAAGGTTTTGAATTAAATATAGAAAAAATAATTAATGAACTTCATGAATCTTTATTTAAGAAAAAACCTATATTTTCAATAGAACTAGATAAATTAACTACTTATATACAGGACTACATGAGAGCTACTTATGGAATCCAAATTGTAAAACAAGAATACTCTGGTGATATTTATGAACCCAATAAATTAACATTGCCTTTACTAGATATAGATCCTATGAATTTAGCTCATTCACCTGATTTTACCATGTTATTTGGAGCTAAGGCAAAAGACTGTATTGTCAGAATATTTTATACTAGAAATAGAAAGAAAGAATTGTTTTGGGATCATGAAATAAAAACCAATAGTTTTGTTATGTTTCCTTCAACATGTAGATATATAATATCTAATAATCAAATAGAAGAATTAAATATTATTCAGAAAGTAACATATGAACACGTCAACCAATAATGATGGTGTGATCTGTTATAATATTGACAATAAAACAAAACTATGATAAACTATATTATTTTAAATTATGAACAAGTTAACTGATAATGGTAAATATAAAACTAAATTAGATTTGTTACATAAATCTGATTCTGAAGAACTAGAAAAATTATTATCTGCTGAAGATTTTCCCTGGTACCTTAGTCCAATAATTGCTGGTCCAAATAAACAATCAAATAATATACAGTTGTCACACTCATTTTATAAAAATGATTCCTATAACTCTATATACAAAGCTGTTATTGATTTGTTTAAAGATAAAATAAACTGGGTAAGTCTAATTAGAGTTAAAGCTAATTTAAATTTTAATACAGACAAAATAATTGAACATGAAATGCATACTGATTTTAAAAATAAAAAAATAACAACAGGTGTATATTATGTGAATACTAATAATGGATATACTAGATTTGAAAACGGAACTATTATAAGCAGTGAAAAAAATAAATTTATTGAGTTTGATTCACAGCAACTACATGGTGGGTCTACGTGTACTGACAAAGATTACAGAATAGTTATAAATTTTAATTATATACAATGATAAAAATAAATAAAGATTTTCTAAATAAAGAACAGTTTAATGAATTAAAAAATATAATAACTTCAGATTTATTTCCTTGGTTTTACCAAAACAAAATGACAAAAACAAAAAAAAATAATGAGAAACCATACTTTTCTCATATTTTTTATAAAGATTATTCACCTAATTCTAGCTTCTATTACATAGCTGAAAACTGTTTAAAACATTTAAATGTTAAATCTTTAATAAGTATAAGAGCTAATTTAAATTTAATTTTAGATAAAAAATATTATTCTAATTGGCACACTGATCAAAGTTTTAAATGTAAGACTTCTTTATTTTATATAAATGATAATAATGGTTATACAGAAATTAAAGACGACAATAACAAACTTATAAAAATATACTGTAAAGAAAACTCAATGATAACTTTTGATTCATATCATTCCCACAGATTAGTAAGTCAAACAAATACAGAAAAAAGAATAGCAATAAATTTTAATTATTTTTAATATGAGAATACTAGCATTTAATACAACACATGACAGTTCGGTTTGTTCTGTAAAAGATGGTGAAATAGAATTTTTCTGTAAAGAAGAAAGATTAACTAGAGTAAAGAGAGATAAAAATCCTTTTAAATCTTTACAACTATATCAATCTAAAAATTTTGGTAAGATAGATCACATATTATATTGTACACCTTCTAACAGAGGTGGTGACACTGAGTTTTTTTATAAAGAATATATTAGAAAATTATTCAATATTAATATGGAAAATTTTTCTTACTTAACTCATCATTTGTGTCATGCTTCATCTGCCTTCTACAATAGTGGATTTAAAAAAGCTTTGACTTTTGTAATAGATAGAAATGGTTCCATATTTTTTTGTAATGATATTGATGCATGTAGAGAAGCAGAAAGTGTTTTTGAATGTAGTTATCCAGATAATTTAATTCCCATTTATAAAAACTTTTTTTCTAATAATTCTAATAATGTAGATAATATAATTATAAAAAATGGGTTTAATAAAAAGTATCCAGGTATAGAAACAAAAGTTGGAAATCCTTATTCTATAGTAAAAGTATATGAAGCAGCCACTACCTTAATAGGACAGAATACTTTAGAAAATGGTAAAACTATGGGTCTTTCTTCATACGGAAGAAATAAAAAATATCCCGCTCTTTTTTTAGACAACGAACCCATAATAAATAACTTTAATAGTATTTTAAATTATAGAGATGAACATGATGTGGTTGGATTCAAAGACGAAGAACATATGATAACAGATAATGTTAATATAGACAATTACCAATACTATGCAGATAAAGCTAAACATGTTCAAATAGAAACACAAAAACAATCCCTAAAATTAATAAAAAAATATATACAAAAAACTAATATAAAAAATGTTTGTATAGTCGGAGGCTATGGATTAAATGTTGTGGCAAATAACTACTATATAAAGAATTTACCTAATGTTAATTTCTACTTTGAACCAGTGGCAGACGATACAGGTATTTCTATTGGAGCTGCGTACTATGCATATAGAAATTTATCTAAAGATAAAAGTATTATAAGACCGAAAGATAATTTTTATCATTACTATGAAGAAACAAAAATAAAAGAAGGTGTGCCAGCTACAATAAATGATATATGCAAATTATTAAATAATAAAAAAAGCGTAGCTATTTTTGAAAAAACCCTGAAGCTGGTCCAAGAGCGTTAGGGCATCGTTCTATATTATTTGATGCAAGAAATAAAGATTGCAAAAAATTAGTTAACACAATTAAAAAACGTGAATGGTATAGACCTTTTGCAGGTGTTATACTTAAAAAGTATTTTAAAAAATATTTTAATACCCTAGGTTTAGATGAATCTAAAGACATGACAATTAATTTTGAATGTAATAAAAATACTGTAAATTTAGTTCCAGGAATAGTACATGTAGATAAAAGTTGTAGAATACAAACCGTAGATAATGGTTTTTTATATGACCTTTTAAAAGAATATTATAAACTAACAAAATGCCCTATGCTGTTAAACACAAGTCTTAATTTAGCAGGAGAACCCCTTGTTCATACTAAAACTGAAGCTGTTGAATTATTTAAAAAAAGCAGTTTAGATGCTATCTATTTTGTAGATGAAAAAAAGATTATTATAAAAAATGAACATAACTAATCATTATTGGTATTTTAAATCTGCAATACCCGGGAGGATATGTGACGATATAATTAAGTTTGGTTTATCTAAATCAGAAGTATTAGCTAGAACGGCAGGATATGATAATGGTCCTCTAACACAAGAAGAAATAAAAGATTTAAAAAAGAAAAGAAACTCAGATATAGTCTGGTTAAATGACTCTTGGTTATATAAAGAATTGCATCCATATATTCAAACAGCTAATAGAATGGCTGGATGGAATTATGAATGGGACAGATCAGAATCAATACAATTTACAAAATATAAATTAAACCATATTATGATTGGCATTGTGATAGTTGGGATAAACCTTATGATAGACCCATATCCAGAGCACGGTAAATTCGAAAACTATCTATGACTGTCAATTAACAGATGGTTCAGAATACGAAGGAGGTCAGTTAGAGTTTAATATGGGAAATTTAGATCCTTCAACAGATAATAAAAAAAATATAGTAGAAGCAAAAGAAATAATACGAAAGGGAAAGTATTATTGTTTTTCCTTCTTATATATATCATAGAGTTAAACCCGTAACACGAGGAACTAGGTATTCTTTAGTAATGTGGAATCTAGGGTATCCTTTTAAATAGTATGACAGAAACTTTTTTATTACCAAACTATGGTGTGGTACAAAATAGATTACCAGAAGAATTATATTCTTCTTTATTAAAAGAATGTTTAAATTTAAAAAATAAAAAAACTACTACATCTGGATTAACCGCTATGGGGGTTCCAAAACATTATGATCTTTCAGACAAAAATTTTGATAGTTTAAAAAGTTTTTTAAACAATATGTTAATAGAATATAATAATATGAATCCACATTACATAGAAAATATAAATGTTTTAAACAATGACTCACCTTTTGTGTTAGGTAAACCGTGGATAAATTGTCAGAAAAAACATGAGTATTTACCATTACATGAACATGATGGTATACTTGCATATAATATATGGATAAAAATACCTGTTGAGTCTATATTTGAATTTAACTATAATTCAATTATTGGTAAAAATTTAACACACCGTTTAAAATTAAATGAAGAGGATCAAGGACGTGTAATTATATTTCCTTCAAATCTACAACATGTAGTCTATCCTTTTTATAGTTCTAACAAAACAAGAATTTCTATTGCAGGGAATGTGCTTTTACAAGGTAGATGATATGAAACTAAAAGAATATAAAACACCAAAAGAAAGTTTTTTAGGAGGCTGGTTTATACCAGAAAAAACTTGTGACGATTTAATTTCTTATTATGATGAATTTAAAGATAAAACTATCCAAGGTGTTTGTGGTAATGGAGAGATAAAAAAAATCTACAAAAGATTCTACTGATCTAACTATTCATTCAGATAATTGGGATAAAGAAATAGAAAATTATAGAGCACATCTTCAACAAGTTCTAGACTTATATATAAAAAGATATCCGGAAGTAGATAAATATGATCATTTTAATGTTCAAGCAGCTAACATTCAAAAGTATAAACCTAATGGAGGTTTTAAAGAATGGCATTGTGAAAGAGCAACAAAAGAGTTGTCAACACGAGTTTTAGTTTTTATGACATATTTAAACAATGTAAAAGATGGAGGGACTAAGTTTAAATATCAAAAAATAATTACGCCAGCTAAAAAAGGCTTAACCTTAATATGGCCTACAGATTTTACACATACTCATGTTAGTCAAATTGTTAATAAAGAAAAAATGATAATTACAGGATGGTTTTCAATACAATGAGTTTTAAAAAAAACAAATATATAGTTATAAAAAAAGCCATATCAAAAGATCTTGCTATGTTTATTTTTAATTATTTTAATATACAAAAACAAGTATATGATACTGTAGGAAAACATAACTATATATCACTTTTGAAAATATCATAGGTCACTATGAACCAACTGACGGTCAAATACCAAACACATATTCTCAATACTCCAATATTGTAATGGAAACATTATTATTAAAATGTCAACCAAAGATGGAGGAAATTACTAAATTAAAATTATACCCAGCATATTCTTATGCAAGAATATATAAAAAAGGAGACATATTACATAAACATAAAGATAGGTTTAGTTGTGAAATATCTACTACTATGAATTTAGGGGGAGACAGCTGGCCTATTTATCTTAAACCTTTTAAGAAAACATCTAAAGATATTAAAGTAATTTTAAAACCAGGAGATATGTTAGTTTATAGGGGATGTGATTTAGAACATTGGAGAACAGAATTTACAGGTAAGCAATGTGTTCAAGTATTTTTACATTATAACAATGTAAAAACTCAAGGTTCTGAAAACAATAAATTTGATAGAAGACCCCATATAGGTTTACCAAGTTGGTTTAAAGAAGAATAAAGTGAAAGAGTTTATAAAACTTTTAACGAAACCTATTTTAGCTACTACAGAACAAAGACAAAAAGAAATTTGGGATGTAGAAGGTAGACTTAAAAATGGAAACCAACCCTTTAAATTTGATATAAGACCATTAAAACCATCTAAAGGTGGAGGTAGAAATCGCGTAGAAAAAACAGGTTACTTTAAATCAAAATCTGATAAGATGGTTTTTGAAACTATTAATCAATGGGTCATATTTGATACTGAAGAGCTAAATGACTATGTTAAATCTACAGATAAAAGAGATTTTAATATAGATGAATTGTTAGATAATTTGTCTTGGAATTTGGTATTCGATAAAGTAGAAAAACTATAATATCATTTAATTGTGATTTTTTCTAAATTTACTAAAAAGTTAAGTAAAACATAGTATAAATATAACATAATAATACAAAGAGGATATAATGACTGAACAAGTAAAACAAGATACATTGACAATTGATGGTAAAGAGTATATTATAAGTGATTTACCGTTAGATGTAAGAAATACAATTGTTGCTAGACAAGAAATTCAAACTTCTAAAGTAAGACACACAATAGAGTTAGAAAAAATAGATGTTTTAACTAATTACTACAACGAAAAGATTAAAAAAGGATTAGAAGAACACAATGGCAGCAACAGCGAATCTAAGGATTGACCAAGGCGGAAGTTTTTCAAGTGACGTAACCGTAACAAACACAGACGACACGGCATTCAACTTAACAGGTTATACTGCGAGTGCTAAAATGGCACAAGGCTATTCGAGCACTCGTACAAGAGTGTCTTTTACAACTACTATTGCCTCAGATGCGACAACAGGTGTCATTACCTTATCGTTAACAGCCGATCAAACAGCAAGTTTAGACGCTTCATCACGTTATGTATATGACATAGAAATCACTAGAACCTCTGACAGTACAGTAACAAGAGTTATTGAAGGAATAATAACAATTAGTCCTAATGTTACCATATAATTGATTTTTTTAAGTACATTTTTATTATAAATATATTATAAGTACATTTTTATTATAAATATATTAAAAGAGAGAGAGAGTAATGGCTACAATTAGAGCGAAAATAAATTCAAATACTTCTTCAGGACCTCAACAGGTCTCTGTATCAGTGCCTAGCGCAACTGCTTCTCAAACTTTCAAAGCTTTAAATGACGTGAATACCAGTTCGTTAGAGGACGGTGCCTTAATTCAATATGACTCTGCTACAGATAAATTTATAACAAAAAACGAATTAGAAACTACTACAGGAACACTAACGTTCAATGGTGGTGCATTTTAGCAAGGAGAGAAATTTAAATGGCAACAATACTACAGATTAAAAGAAGTACAGGAACTTCTGCTCCAGGTACCCTTAAATTAGGAGAACTAGCATATACTTATGGAACAGGCGCACAAGGTAATCTAGGAGACAGACTCTTTATAGGAGAAGGCGGTGTTGATGGTTCAGGTGACGCTAATAATATAACAGTTATTGGCGGACAATACTTTACTGACCAACTAGATCACGTACAAGGTACATTAACAGCTTCATCAGCTTTACTAGTAGATAGTAATAAAGCAATAGACGAAATTTTTATTGGTAATTCATCTACAGTTGGTGGTACTTTAAAATTAAATGAAGGTACTAACAACGGAACAAACTTCATAGGACTTAAAGCTCCTAACGCCGTAACAGCTGATACCACATTCACGTTACCAGATGGTGATGGTTCAAACGGCCAATTCTTAAAAACAGATGGTTCAGGAAATTTAACTTTTGGTACTGTAGTATCTACTTTATCACTTGCCGCTGATACTGGTTCAAGTGATTCAGTTTCAACAGGCGAAACAATCACATTTACTGGTGGTACTGGAATTGATACTACTGTAAGTGATAATGAAATTTCTTTTGAGATTGATAGTACGGTTGCTACGTTAACAGGTACTCAAACACTTACAAATAAAACTTTAACTAGTCCTACAATCACAGGTACAGGTGCTATCGCAGGTACATTTACTGGTAATATTACTGGTGATGTAACAGGTAACGCTGATACAGCTACAGCATTAGCGTCAGCAGTTAATATTGCTGGACAATCATTTGATGGTAGCGGTTCTATTACTATTGCTTCAACAGATTTATCAAACACAAGTGCTATCACACTTAACACAGCAACACAAACTTTAAGTGGTAAAACACTTACAGCACCTAAATTTACTGATGGTGGTTTATTGCTGACGCTAATGGCAATGAACTAATTTTATTACAAACAGAAACATCTGCTGTAAATGAATTAGAAATTACTAACGCAGCTACATCTAACGCTGTTAAAATTGCTACATCAGGTGGCGATACAAACATTGACTTAAAACTTAGTCCAAAAGGCACTGGTGTTGTTGATGTTGATTCAAGTAGAATTACAAATGTAACTGATCCGTCAGGTGATCAGGACGCTGCTACAAAAGCATACGTTGATGGTGTTGCTAACGGTTTAGATGTAAAAGAATCCGTAAGATACGCTTCAACAGCTAACGCTGCTGGTACTTACGATAACGGTGCAAGAACAATTACTGCTGGTTCAAATGGTGCTTTTTCAATTGATGGTCAAACTCCATCAGCAAGTGATAGAATATTATTAAAAGATCAGTCAGACGCTACTGAAAACGGTATCTATGTTGTTACAACTGTTGGTGATGGTTCATCTGCTTATGTATTGACAAGAGGTCCAGACGCTGATACGGCTGCTGAATTAACTGGTGGTACATTCTTCTTCGTTGAAGAAGGTACAGCAAATGCTGATAACGGTTATGTAGCAACACATAATGGTACACCAACATTAGGAACAACTAATATTACATTTAGTCAGTTCTCAGGTGCTGGACAGATTTCAGCTGGTGACGCTTTAACAAAAACTGGTAATACTTTAAATGTTGCTGTAGATGATTCATCAATTGAAGTATCAGGTGACGCTTTACAAATTAAGGCTTCAGGAGTTGGTACCAATCAACTTGCTAGCAACGCAGTAACAACTATCAAAATTACAGACGCTAATGTTACTAATGCTAAATTAGCAAATAGTATCATTAATGTTACAACTGATAGTGGGAACCAAGATATTGATTTAGGAGATACTCTAACAGTAACAGGTGGCGAAGGTATTGATACATCACAATCAGGTGATACTTTAACTATCGCTGCTGAATTAGCAACTGTAAGTAATAAAGGGGTTGCTTCATTTAGTGCTGATAACTTTTTAGTTTCTTCAGGCGCTGTTACAGTTACAACTATAGACGGCGGAACATTTTAATAATTAATTTTAGGAGATTACTTGTGGCAACAGTTATAAAAACTTAAAAGGTCCACAACAGCTTCTTCAGTTCCAACTACAAGTAATTTGGCTGATGGTGAAGTTGCTGTTAACATTACTGATAAAAAAATATATCAACGTAGTGGTAATGATATTGTTGAGATAGCAAATACCACTAGTTTATCAAGTATTGCTTCTGATTTATTACCCGACAATAATGATGCTTATAGTATAGGTACAATAACAAACAGTTTTAAAGATATATTTTTATCCGGTGCACCTAAAAAACAAGTAGATATATTTACAAACGCTGGTGGATTAAATAGTGTTGCTGCTGGATTTGTTTTTAAATTTAATACAGAAATAACAAATTTTAACCAAGTATATACTAATTCGGGAGGATTGAGTACACCTGCGATTACAGCACAATCAACAGATTTTGATGATAATAATCCGGCGTATACCTTTTAATAAATTATGACAAATAAAACACCAATAAGACTAGTATTTACAGACGGCTCACCAACAGGTATTGCTGAATATCAATCAGGTGAAACTATACCGACACTTTCAGGTGGTACAGGATTATCATCTATAGGTACAGCTGGACAGGTTTTAGTAGTAAATTCTGGAGCAAGTGCTTTAGAATATCAAACATTAAGTCAGGCAATTACTTTAGCTGCTGACAGTGGAGCAAATGATACTTACACAACTGGAGAAACTTTAACATTTTCAGGTTTAACAGGTATTACAACCACAGTTGCTGATAATGAAATTTCAATAGATTTAGATGATACTGCTGTATCGACAGGTAGTTATGGTTCAACAACAACTATTCCAACTTTTACAGTCGACCAACAAGGTCGTTTAACAGCAGCTAGCGAAGTAAATGTTGCTACAAATTTAACTATTAGAGATAGTTCATCTACTACAGACACAGTTTCATTATTAACAGATACACTTACATTTGCTGGCACTTCAAATGAAATAGAAGCTGCTGTAACAAATAATACCGTTACAATAGGATTACCAGATGATGTTACTGTAGGTAATAATTTAATAGTAACAGGAAATCTAACTGTAAACGGATCAACTACAACAGTTTCATCAACTAACACAACAGTATCAGATCAATTATTTGAATTGGGAAATGGACGTACAGGTTCAGCCACAGGCGATGCTGGTATTATTATTGAAAGAGGTGATGATAACAATATTTTCTTAGGATATGATGAATCTGCAGATGAAGTTGTATTTGGATCAGGAACATTTACAGGTGCTACAACAGGTAATTTAACAATAACAGATTCTAATATTAGAGCAGCTAATGTTACATCAACTGGAAATTTAGATGTTTCTGGTGAAACTATATTAAGAGGTAATGTAACATTAGGTGTTAATGCTGGTGACTCTACTGAAGATTCAATCACAGTTACTGGAAGATTTATTTCAAATTTAGAACCTATGACCAATATTACATATGATTTGGGTTCAACGAATAGAAGATGGAGAGATTTGTACTTATCGGGTAATACAATAGATATAGGTGGGGCTACAATATCCGGCGATGGAACAGGAGCTATTCTAATATCTGCGTCAGGTGCCACACTACCAACAGGTTCAAAAATTGGTAATGATAATCTTGCTGTTACAGATGATAGTGGTGCTATCATTAGAAATGTATCATTTTTACAGCTGCTGGTGGATTAGCTACAGCCGCAGCAACTTTCAAGTTTTCAGGCAGTACAACATCAACGGTATTTACAAAAATCAAACATTCACTTTAGCAAACGGTAGTGTTCAGGCTGGAGTAACTTTATTTGAGTTTTAGAATAAAAATATTATAAATATAATTAGGAGAAAAAATTTATGTCAGTTAAAACACCAATACGAACAGTCTTTGATGGAGATAATAACGCCACAGGTTTATCAGAATACCAATCAGGCGAATTTATAGGTCTTACTCATGGTGGTTTAGGTGCTTCATTATCAATTGGATCAACAGGTCAAGTTTTAAAGGTTAGTTCAGGTGGAGCTTTAGAATTTGGTAGTGTTGAAGCCATTGTAAATATAGATGGAGCTACTGATCTAACAGGTTCAACTTTAGTAGCAGGCGATCAAATTTTATTATCTGATGGTGGTACTGAGGGTAGAGTTACTCTATCTCAAATAGATACATTATTTACAAGTACAACACAGACTTTAACAAATAAGACAATTAACACTGCTTCTAATACAATTACAGTTGTGGAAGCCGACATTTCTGATTTACAATCTTACATACTTGCTGATAGTACAGATACATTAACTAATAAAACTATTGATGCAAATGGAACAGGAAACTCTATCACCAATTTAGAAGTTGCTGATTTAGCTTCTGGTGTTTTAGATACTGATTTAACTTCGGTATCTGCTAGTGATGACACACTTGCTTCTGCTAAGGCAATTAAGACTTATGTAGATTCACAAGTAACTGCAAGCGACTTAGACTTTCAAGGTGACTCTGGTGGTGCATTATCAATTGATTTAGATAGTGAAACATTTACAGTTGCTGGTGGAACTGCTATTAGCACATCTGGTTCATCAAATACAGTAACAGTAACACTAGACAACACTGCTGTAACTGCTGGTGATTATGGTTCTTCAACTGCAATTCCAACATTTACAGTTGATGCTCAAGGACGATTAACTGCTGCTGGTACAGCTTCTATATCTTCAAATATGGGAATTGCTGGTGATTCAGGTACAGATTCAATTACAGTTGGTACAGATACTTTCACAATTGCTGGTGGTAATGGATTAACATCAACTGCTACAACAGATACAATTACTTTAGATATTGATAGTACTGTTGTAACATTAACGGGTTCTCAAACACTAACTAATAAAACTTTAACTAGTCCAACAATCACAGGTACAGGTACTATTGCTGGTACATTCACAGGTAATATTACAGGTGATGTAACAGGTAATGCTGATACAGCAACTACATTAGAAACAGCTAGAACAATTGCTGGTCAATCATTTGATGGTAGTGCTAATATAACAATTGGAAGTACAGATTTATCTAACACAAGTGATATTGTATTATTAACTTCTACACAAACACTTACAAACAAAACATTAACTAGTCCTACAATCACAGGTACTGGTGCAATCGCTGGTACATTTACTGGTAATATCACAGGTGACGTAACTGGTAACGCTGACACAGCAACTGTTTTAGAAACAGCAAGAACAATTGCTGGTCAATCATTTGATGGTTCAGCAAACATAACGATTGCGGCTACAGATTTATCTGATACAGACCAAAGTTTATCCACTACAGATGATGTAACGTTTAACGACTTAACCGTTTCTGGTGACTTAATAGTGTCAGGTACTACAACAACAGTAAATACTGAAACAATTAATCTTGCTGATAACACTATTACATTAAACAGTAATGAAGCAGGCACACCCTCAGAAAATGGTGGTATCGAAATTGAACGAGGTACTTCAGAAAATAAAACTTTAGTTTGGAACGAAACATCAGATAAATGGACTGTTGGTTCCGAAACATTTGTTGCTGGAACATTTGAAGGTGCTTTAACAGGTAACGTGACTGGTAACACGTCAGGAACGGCATTAACAGTGACACAGGCCGCACAAACGAGCATCACCAGTGTCGGTACACTCACTGCACTACAGGTGGACAACCTTAATCTAAATGGAAACACCTTAAGTTCAACTGCAGGCACTGACTTGTTAATAACACCACTAGCTGGACAACAGATCGTACTAGATGGTACGATAGTGGTCGACGCAGGGGTGGTCACGGGTGCAACGAGCATCACGTCAACGAACTTCGTTGGTGACGTAACAGGTGACGTAACTGGTAATGCTGACACGGCAACTACATTAGCAACTACAAGAGCAATTCAAGTTAGTGGTGCTGTAACTGGTACTGCCAACTTTGATGGCAGTGCAGGTATTAATATCGTTACAACCAACACAGCAGATCCAACAATCACACTTGGTGGTGATTTAAGTGGTGCTGTAACACTAACAAACTTAGCAAGTGGTACATTAACTGCAACAATTGCGGCTAACTCGGTTGCATTAGGAACAGACACAACAGGTAATTATGTTAGTAGTTTAGTTGCAGGTAATTTAATTGATTTACAAAATAATACTGGAGAGGGAGCAACCCCAACAATTGATGTTGATTTATCAGAATTAACTACATCTACTTCGAATGCTGATGGTGATTTTTTTGTTGTATTAGATAGCGTTAACGCACAGAAAAAACTTACAAAAGGTAATATTGCTATTTCAGGATTTAGCAATGATAGCGGATTTACTACAAACACTGGTGATATAACTTCAGTTGTAGCAGGGTCTGGTTTAACAGGTGGAGCTACTAGTGGAGCTGCTACTTTAAATATTGGAGCAGGTACAGGTATTGATGTTGCAGCAGATGCTATTTCTGTTGATGTATCAGACTTTATGACTAATGGTTCTAACAACAGAATTGTTACTGCAACTGGTACAGACGCACAAAATGCAGAAGCTAATTTAACTTTTGATGGATCTACTTTGGCGGTTACTGGTGCTATAACAGCAACAGGAGACGTTACTGCTTTTTACGTTTCTGATAGAAATTTAAAACAAAATATTGTTAACATTGAAAATTCTTTACATAAAGTTTCTCAGTTAAATGGTGTTTACTATAACTGGACTAAAGAAGCTTTAGAAAAACATAAACATTTAGTTGATGAAAAAGAAGTCGGTGTAATCGCACAAGATGTAGAAGCAGTTTTACCTGAACTTGTAGCAACAAGAGAAGATGGCTCTAAAGCAGTTAGATATGAAAGACTTTGTGCAGTGTTAATTGAATCCGTAAAAGAACTTAAAAAAGAAATAGACGAATTAAAGAAGTAATACTTTAATTTTTAATATTTTAATCATATAAATAGTCCGAAAGGACCTTTTTTATATGGCAACACCAGCTACAAGAGAACAGTTAAAACAATACGCTTTACGAACACTAGGTAAGCCTGTTATTGAGATAAATGTAGATGACGACCAATTAGAAGATAGATTGGACGAAGCATTACAATATTACGCTCAATATCACTATGATGGTATTCGTAGAACATATCTAAAGTATCAATATACACAGACCGATAAAGACAGAATTACTGGCAATTCAAATGAATCTGTAACTAAAAATTCCGTTACAACCACTTGGAGTGAAGGTAATAACTATATCGTTGTGCCTGAAAGTGTAATATCAGTAATCAATATATTCCCATTTTCAAATAAAGGTAATCTAAACTTATTTGATGTTAGGTATCAAATGAGATTAAATGATCTATATGATTTTTCTTCAACATCTATTATTAATTATGATATTGTGATGCGACACTTGGACTTTTTAGACCATATTCTAGTAGGTGAAAAACCTTTTAGATTTGTTCAAAATGATAACAGACTATACATTGATATGGACTGGACAGATGATTTACAAGTTGGCGAATATTTAGTTATTGAAGCATATCGTAAATTGGATCCAGAAACTTATACAGATGTGTACAATGATATGATTTTAAAAAGATATGTGACTGCTTTATTTAAAAAAAATTGGGGTGCCAATCTTAGCAAGTTTAATGGGGTTACAATGTTAGGTGGGGTTACATTAAATGGTCAACAAATATATTCAGAAGCAATCCAAGAAATTCAAAAACTAGAAGAAGAAATTAGAAACTCATTTGAGATGTCACAACCCCTTATGATAGGATAGTGCCATGGCAGTTAATCATTATTTCCAGAACGGTAACGGCATTGGGAACACCAATGAACAAAGACTTTTTGAGGACTTAATCATAGAAGGCCTAAAGATATACGGCAAAGACGTTTATTATCTTCCACGAACATTAGTAAATAGAGATTTAATTTTAGGAGAGGATACTCTTTCTAAATTTGATGATTCATATTTAATTGAAATGTATATGGAGACCACGGAAGGCTTTGCTGGATCGCAAGAAATTATATCTAAGTTTGGTTTAGAGATCAGAGAAGATACAACTTTTATGGTTGCCAAACGAAGATGGCAAGACGCTGTTGACTCTGTTCATACTTTAATTAAAGATGGCCGACCAAATGAAGGTGATATAATTTATATGCCTTTAATGAATAGTTTTTTTGAAATACAATTTGTTGAAGACCAAGAGCCATTCTTTCAACTCGGCAATTTACCTGTTTACAAATTAAGATGTACTCGTTGGGAATATTCTTCAGAAAAACTTAATACTGGTGTTACTGACATTGATAGTGCTGAAACACAATACTCATTAGATCAATTATCGTATCAAGTTAGTTTAGAAAACGAAGATGGTGCTTTACTATTAGAAAATGATAGTGTTGGTGGAGTATCTAATTACTTTATCAATGAAGATTACGATTTGCAAACTCAATCAACCTATGCTGATAATAATGATTTAGATAGTGAGGCAGGTTTTGATACAGCCTCTACTGCAGATGATATATTAGACTTACAGAATCAACCCATTTGGGGATATAGATACGGATTATAGAAATGTTTGGAACTTACTTTTACAACGAATCAATGAGGAGGA